CCCCCTTTGTTGATTGATATGATTCTGGCATACATTCAATAATACTTTCTTTCATTCCCCCTTTTTCTAGCCAATGAGTTTGTTCTACATCTGGGGCAAACTCCCTTTCAACAATGCTTAGTTTTCCGTCCACATTATCAAGCCAATAAACCCCATTATCACCGTTGTCGGTATCTGCTCGTCTATAAATATTTATGCCACAAGATAGCTCACCACCCAAAGCATTACAGATTATCTGCGTTAGCCTTGCTAGTGCATAACTTGAATCTTCTGCCCCTCGCATTCCTAATTCATTATGTACATCTAAAAAACTTTGCACACTATCTCGCCCACCGTTCCAATGTAAATAAAGGCACGGGGTATTTTCTTTTTCTGTATACTTGTCTTTTATTGCTATTACTGCTCTATTTCCCATTTTTTCGTCCTCTGTTGTGATTAATATTCTAGTTTAAAGTTACCCGCACCAAATGCATACATAACTTGCTGTAGTTCGTCTATTTCACCAATTAACATATTAGGCGGTAATTGATGAATAGATTCTATATTTGTCTTAACTTCGTATTCGTATTCATCACTCCACATTTTTTCCCACAACACCCCGTCTTCTACATAAAACCAACTGAATTTAGGATTACCAATATTAGGTGAATATTTATGTTCAAGTTTAAAAGGGTTATCAAAGCTAATTCTGTTTTCTTCTGTTACGTTTTCATTGGAACAACAATTTTCAAAAGTGATATGTTTCATTTTTTCAATCCTCATTAAAAGTGGGGGTATTGCTACCCCCGTTAATATTAAAGAACTCTGTCTAATAACTGATAAGGCACGTTCCACGTACCGATTTCAGTTTTGATTTTAGCTCTAGTAGGGTTTTTCTTGAGTACATTACCCTCTACCAGTTCACCGTTATGCTCAAATTGAACTGCACCCCCTATAGTTAAATGCTGTTTAATCTTCAAAGCTAGTGAATCTCTCGCCCATAGAGATAATTCTCTATGTTCTTCTGCGGTTAGCTCGCCTATGTCGTTCTTAACCTGTTCTAATATTGCCATTTTTCTGTCCTCGTTTTAGTTAATGTTACCTTGTAATTATCTCATGTAGATAGGATATTGCAACTACTTTTTAATATCTAGATAAGATATAGAAAAGATACATGAATCACGGGACACGGTACAATGAAATGTTTTTATAGTCCCAATAAGTAGGTTTTATGTCCCAATCCCCCTAATGCACTTCCTTAGAGATTTTTTTTTAAATGAAAAGTCCTAGAGAGCAAAAGTTTTAGGAAAACAGGAAATATAGTGTATCAATAGGAATGTAGAGAATTTAACTTTAGGAAAGTTTTAGGAATATTCCTAAAGTTTTAGGAAAAAGAGAGGAAGTCCCTATGGAATTTTATTTTTTTATTTTTTTTTGTAAGGAATGACATTAGGGGAATTAGTCTTGAATTTCTATTTCGTGCATTTCTACAATACAGTTTTTGAGTATTAAATCTAAACCACCCCAACCACCGTCAGACGTATAAGTATTACATAATTTAATAGAATCTTTATCCTTGTGTATTAAATATCCAATACTGTAAGCGAGGACATATTTTTCTTTGGTTATCTCTTCTATACTTTTCCATGAACTATCTCCTATATGATCTTTCCAAATTACAAGATAAAGCGGAAAGTTAGGTTTATTCATTTTCATCTTCAACCACAACTGCTACATTTTCTGCTGATAATATCTTTTTAATTATCTCTACATTGGAAAGAATATCTTGTGGGTGGACTTCAATGTGAGTAAGTCCATTTTCTTCATGATGTATAATCTCAGGATATTCCTTGCTTAATAGTTTTTTAGTGTAAGCGGTGTAGTAGGCATTTTCAATTCTCTTTTTGATAGCTTTATCTAAGCTCAAATAATAATAAATAAATCTATCCGAATCCTGTTGAGTATCAATATCAAGCAAAGAAACCGTAAAATTTCCAAATTTATCCATTTTTTGTTCCATTTCAATCACCATTTTTTTGGTTTATATGTTATATTCTATCAAAAATTGTAAGGAAAAAGCACCCCCCTATGAAGATAAGCGAATCAAATTTGTGGAAAAGGATTAACTTGATTCAAAAGCCCAATAAAAATTGGCACTTAACCCGTATTGAAAGTCCCACCGTATGCGGAATACCCGATATTTTTGGTATCATTGACGGGCATAATTTTTGGCTAGAATTAAAAGCAAATAATGCTAAGAATTTGAACTTAACAAAATTTCAAATTAACTGGCATATTAAATATCAATCTTGTGGCGGTGTGGTTCGTATTCTTAATTGGTTACCCCCGCAAAGCACCCTTGAACTTCTAGAGGTACAAGAAGACCGCTCCGTGAGCCGTGTATCATATTACGACAAACAAAAAACCTTTGACGAGAACCTACGGGAAATGCTCCAACGAGCAAGAAAATAAAATCGCTACGCGATTTTATTTTCTACCATACCATACCATATCACCATATCACCATATTAGAATATGCTAATATTCGCGTACCATATCATATCCATATCTATATCATAATCTAATTATATTAGAATATTAGAATATACTAATGCTCCGCGGATCGTGTTTCTTGAAAAGTCAAATAAAAAAAATTAATCACGGCCATAAAAACATTTGATTGGACTATCTTATCTAGCTATGATATAATAAAAGGGTGGTTGAGGGCGGGAATGTATAAAAATAATTAAAGATAAAGATAAATAAGTGCTTGACTATCCTATGAAGATAGGTCATAATTAACCCACGATTAATTATTAATGAGGAAAGAAGATGACAGAAGAAAAAAGATTAACAGTGTACCAATTAGAAAAAGATTTCTTAGCAGACCTTGAAGAATGTAAAACCGAAATCCTAGAAGATAAATATCCTGAAGATATTATCCACGAAAGAGCCGATAGTTGGGTTCCAGTTTATAATTATGATCGCCTTAAATTAGCGTGTGATGATCTTTGGCTAGGCTACCCTTCAGAAAGTGGATTAACCCATGATTGCGATAATGCTTATGACATCATTGGCATTAACATCTATGAGCATTTAAACAATATTGGCCATGAATGGTTGGCACACGCACGAAAAAAAGCCGTATAAAAAGATGTAACTAAAAAGCCCCGCGATCCTTGCGGGGCTTTTTTATACCATACCATATTAGAATATTATTATATTAGACTATGCTAATATTCGCGTACCATACCATACCATATCATATACCATACCATATCATATGGATTGTCATCTTTATACTTATCTATATCTTAATCTTAATCTTTATTATTTTTTAAAAAGAAAAAGCGAAACAGATTAAATGAGGATAAAACCTGTTCCGCCATACTCGGTAGTTAGTCTGAATACTCCATGAATATTAATAACCCAATTGCTCCAATCATTAACCCTAAACCTATGCCTACTACTAAACCTGTTAGATATAAACTCATTACTTCACCTCCTTTATTTCAATATTAATAGCTCTTAAAATATAATATCTGCCTTCAGGTAAATCGTTTAGCGGTGCCTTGTAATCTTCATCATCTTCATGAAAATCTAACTGAGCTCCTCCAATGCCTAAAATTAAAGAATCTAACTTTTCGGCATCTACTAGTACTAAATCACCAGATACATCTTCATCATACTCACCATAATTAGTAATGGTTGTTTGGTATTCTTTAGTCATTACTTCACCTCCTCTATTCGTTTAAATATTTCTTCTTCATCATTTTTAGAAATGTACTCCCATAATATATCTTTTACTTTTTCATGATAATTTTGTTCTGAATTAAAATAATCGTCTAACACTCGTAAATCTCTATAAGCGTGATTCTTTAAACTTTCTGTTGGTATATTTTCGGGTGCATCAACATCATAAACTTCACAGTAATGATTCTCTTCATCTCCCCATAAATTATCGCTTAATCTATCGTGAACCTCTTTAGCTTGTTTAAATGTTATTTCATTCATTGTCTTGTCCTCATTAAAAGTGCAAGGGCCTTTCGGCCCTTGCGGTTAGTTTAAATTACTCCCTGAAATTTATATTCCTTTACTTCAGGAAATTCCTTCTTAACTTTATATAGTGCTTCAGCTAAATGCACCGCACTAAATATTTTTTGCCTATTACCGTCCAACATAAAAGCATAGTTTTTAGGCTCGTCTGAGGTATGTGGAAATATAATTGCCCACGCATCTATATACTTCTTTTTACCTTTATAAATATAACTCCAATCTTTTAAAGCGTTTGGATTATTCCATGCTTCATTCATATCGTTGTCCTCATTAAAAGTGCGAGAGTCTTTCGGCTCTCGCGGTTAGTTTAAATTAATTTATAATAAATTATAAATTTTCTTTGGTTGTACCTCATTTGGTTTAAACCAATTAATATGGCCTTTAACTACGCCAATTAAATTTGGTTTATTCCATGGTTCACGTTCCTTATATACTGGATGTACATTTATTAATTGGTCAAATACATTTTCAATATCTTCCTCAGAATGTACATTTCCTTCTGGGGATACATGTAAAAAACCAACTATATCATCGTCTTTAATTACAAAACTTAATTTAGACATTTTAAAATCCTCATTATGTTAACCATATCAGTGCGTCCTTGCACTATCTTTCTTTATCCTATACTTACTATACGCCTATTATCATAGGATGTACAGTAAAAAGTTTTTATGAAGGTCATAAGTAAAATTGATTGGACTTTCCTATGAAGCTATGATATACCATACCATACCATATCATAATATTAGAATATAATAATATGCTAATGGACGGCTGGGCCTCTATTAGTATATAAGAATATAAGAATATTCTAATATTAGAATATAATAATATGCTAATGAATCGCTTGGAAATTAATTTAAAATTAGCTATTGACATGATAGCTTAATAGGCTTATTATGAAGGGGAATTTAAACAAAAATGAGGATTTAAAAAAATGACATATAAAAGCGAAAAACAACGCGATTTTGTAGAAGGTAAAAAGAAAATTATTACTGATTCAATTATCGCTCAATTAGAGACTGTTAACGCGGATGACTGGAAAAAAAGCTGGTTTAGCCGTGGCGGTATTCCACTCAATGCAATTACTAAAAAACCTTATAACGGTGTTAACTGGTTATATCTTTCAACACTTGCTTATAAGTATTCGCATTTTGCAGGTTATAACCAATGGACTGCAGCGGGATATACTATTGCGAAGGGTGTAAAAAGTCATCCTGTTTGTCTTGCACAAATAACAGAAGATAAAAAGAAAAAAAACAAGGACGGAACGCCTTATAAATTTTGGTCCGTTCGTTGGTTTAATGTTTTCAATTGCGAACAATTAGAGCAGGAAAGTTTTGAGAGATATACAAACAAACTTGCAAAAGAAGATACAAAAAAAGTTATTCTAGAACGTGACCCGCTTGTAGAATCTTTTATTTCTAATTGTAATATTGATACAGACTTTATTGACGGGGATAGATGCTGCTATATTCCATCACTTGATAAAGTAGAAATGCAACCAATTGAAACGTTCGAAAATATCAACGCGTATTATTCTACATTAATGCATGAATATGTTCATGCGACAATGCACGCGGACCGCTTAAACCGTAAACCAAACGACAAACAAACACCGCGACAACAATATGCCTTTGAAGAATTGGTTGCGGAATTGGGTGCGGTTTACACTATGCAAACGTTAGGTTTTTATAATGTTGAACCGCGTGAAGACCATGTGCAATATATCAAAAGTTGGTTAGGTGCTTTAAAGAATAACAATGATTATATATTTAAAGCTAGTACAAAAGCTAACAACGCGGTTAACTGGATAATGAACCAGCAACCAAAAGATATTCAAACTACATTAAAGGCGGTGCAATCATGATAGACTTATTAATTGTTATACTATTTATTTTTATAATATTTATTCTATGGAATGTGATGACTAATATATTATAAATAATAATAAATACTTGCTAGAACTTTGGCCCGCTTTCCGCGGGCCTTTTTTTTAGAAGGCTCTTATACCATTTCATAATCATTTCATAATATAATAATATAATAATATACTGGCGGGCGGCGGGTTAACATTTACGGAGTAAATGTTAAGTTAGCCACAAGTAATATGGTGGAAAAAATTCTAGTAATCACTATAATGTTCTTTATGAAAACAGAATTGATGACCACCGAACAAATGAGGCTCGAGGTAGAAAAGCTTTGGATTCAGCATGTAAAGCTTTGTCAGGATAATTTTTTAGCTTTTGTGCAAGAAGTTTGGCCCGATTTTATTTGTAGAAAATCTAAAGATCCAGAAAAGTGGGGCCATCATCAGATTATAGCTAAAGAGTTTACTGATATTGCCGATCAAAGAAAAGGGAGGCTCTTGATAAATATGCCACCCAGACATACTAAATCAGAATTTGCATCCGTTTATTACCCCGCTTGGATTATTGGTAAGTATCCAAAATTAAAAATTATGCAGGTTTCTCACAATACAGAACTTGCCGCAAGGTTCGGAGCTAAGGTTCGTAACATTATTGATTCACCAGAATACAAACAAATCTTTGGCGATGTGAAACTGCGTGAGGACTCCAAAGCCAAAGGTCGTTGGGAAACAAATCAAGGTGGTGAGTATTATGCTGCTGGAGTAGGTTCCTCGATTACTGGTCGTGGTGCGGATCTCTTGATTATCGATGACCCACACACGGAACAAGACTCAATGTCTGATACTGCCATGGAGCGTGCGTACGAATGGTACACTTCAGGACCCAGACAACGTTTACAACCAGGAGGCTCGATTCTAGTTGTTATGACCCGTTGGGCCGAGGACGATTTAACGGGGAGGCTCTTGAAGGCTCAAACTGAACCTAAAGCAGATACATGGAAACAAGTTTCCTTTCCCGCGATTCTCGAATCAGGGAACCCAGTTTGGCCAGAATATTGGGAACTGGATGAGTTAGAAAAAATTAAAGCCTCTATTCCGATACGAAACTGGTCGGCTCAGTATATGCAAGAACCAACGAGTGAGGAAGGAGCGATACTTAAACGTGACTGGTGGA